GCACTGGTGACCTGCAGTCATCTTTATACCAGAACTACATCCCTGCAGGGGATAAGCCTTGAGTTGGAGTTTTTGAATGAATATCTCCCGACCCCAGATTTTTCAGAACCGTCATGTGTTGCGCGAAGCCTCCGGACAAGTTAATCCCGGCGGTTCCGTGCTACTACATTGTGCCATCCCGTGCTTCTGGGATGGTACTTTCGATCTTCAGTCCTTGACATTTACTTGGACTGATCTTCGAACTGGTTCTCCTGTTGCTGATTGGCGCAAACTTATCCGTGAGGGTAAGAATGCAACATCAGCAATGACCTGGGCTAAGGGAGAGATCCTCAAAATTGAGGCGCCTGAGGGTAAGATTGAACGTTGTAATAACGCTCAAGCTCCGTATCGGATGGGAACGTGGAGAGTCGGTTTTCCGCCTCTCACCGTCGATCTATCCGCTTATGGGACCCTCGATTCATTCGCTGTTTCCAACATCAAGTCTCAGGCTCTCGTTAAGTTTCTTGCTAAGGTTGATAAGGCCCAACATGAATTTTCAGGTCTTATCTTTCTTGGCGAACTTCGCGAGACTTTGCGGATGCTGCATTTTCCGTTTAAGGCCCTAAACAACGGGATAGTTGATCATTTTCTTAAGCTTAAGAAGCTATCAACTGTAACCCGTGGGTTTGAGACCTTTCGACGTATAGCAGCAGAATCCTGGCTGGAAGTTGCGTTCGGCTGGAAGCCCCTTATAAATGATATTAAGGATCTTCTTTCGGCCATTGATCGCATCTCCGCTACTCCTGTGAAGGAGAAGCTTTCAGCCTCCTTTGTGTCAGAAGTCAAAAACGCACCTTTTGGTGCTGGTTATGGCTATGGTAAAGAACCCTATTTCCTTACTACTGGGAGTGATAAAATCACTCTCCAGGTTCGGTATTATGGGGCCCTTAACCTCGCCTCTCTCCCTGTTAACCGCGAGAAGGTTAAAAGCCTTCTCGGTTTCGACTTATCGCAAGTACCTTCTGCGATTTGGGAGCTGACGCCTTGGTCCTTTCTTATTGACTATTTTGTCGGGATTGGGGATTTTATCCAAGCCGCTACCACTCGTACTTCGGTCCTTTCCTGGTGGGCTAAGAGTGAACGCTACGTCAGAGACATCAATCTCTCTGTCGTAGAAGACGTTCGCTCTAACCAGCAGATTCAAGGACTTTGGTATAACTGGTTCAAGCCTGGTTCTTTTCATGTTAGGCATGTTTCAGGTCGCAGGGATCCTATGCCGAGCCTAGCGCCGGGGATACAATTCCGTCTCCCTGGTTTGACTAGCCTCAAGTGGCTGAATATCCTTGCTCTGACTCAAGCTCATGATTCCCTTCGCTCTCATATAGAGCGAAGATATCATCGCTAATGCCTTACTTTTCTCACCCTTAACCAAGAGGTCTTCATGACCATAACCATCACGTCTCCGATTACCGGAGGTGCACAAACGGGGTTTACCACCCCGACGTACACTGTCACGACGGACACTGCACCGGATGTCAACGGTAAGCAAGTGGCCGTAACCGCCTTGGGTGGTACCCAAGCTGGTGTGACGGTCCATTCGGCAGCCAACCCTTTCACAGCGACCTTTTTCAGGCCGAAAACATTCAGGGCACTTACTGCCCCGAACCCTGTGAATGGGCGTTTGGCTTCTGTTCCCCGCAACGTCTATGGTATTATCGTCCGTAAGGGCGTAACACCACTTGCCGGTCAGCCGGTTACCAATCTGGTCATTCGCACGACCATTGAGGTGCCTGCTGGGGCTGACGTTGCTGACGGGCCGAATATCCGCGCGGCTATCTCGATGCTTGTTGGGTTGCTTAACCAACAATCAGCGGGTATGGGCGACACGTACGTAACGTCGCTCTTCTAACCGGCCGTGATAATCACGGTTTTTGTGCGGATTTCGACCTTTCTGAAGGGAACTGAATGGAAATTTCTCCGGATGTTCTTTTCGAGGCTCTTATATCAGACATCACCGAGGCCGACTCTTGGGTTTCTTGCCTTGATCGGAATGTTAGCCCTTATTTACCTGGGTATAGCACTCCTCCCGAGGCAGGTTCCCGCCGAGCTGCTGTTGTAAGGCAGCTCAATTCTTTCCTGTCGAAATTTAGACCGGAAAGTTCGTCGACTTTGGATGATGAGGCGTTACGTAAGTTTCTCGACTGTAATAATAAGTGCGGTCGAGATAACCCGATTGATAAAGAGTCGTTGAGCGAATTAACTGCTCTGGCTCTCTCTGAGTTACAGTGCGAGTTATACTCGTTCTGTTTCAGAGGCTCCGAACCGCTTTTGAGTTATCGTGAAATTAGCGATAATCTCAATATTGGCCCTGGAGCTTCGGTCGGTGCTTCCGGAACTAGCTTTTACAATAAGCTATTCGCCGGAGACATTACAGCCTCTTCCTCTAGTCTGATAGACCTCTTTAATGAGGTCGTGCGGCACGATTCTCTATGGTTTTCCGCCGATGTTTCTCGACTCGGCGCCTACAAGAGTCGTGTCGTTCTAGGGAGCAAACTTTCTTTTGTTGCGAAAGACATGAGAAAGAGTCGAACAATATGTACGGAGCCCCTTGTTAACATGCTTTTTCAAAAGGGGATCAGCGCTTGCATCGAGCGCGGGCTTGCAGAGAGGTATGGGATATACCTCGATGTTCAGCCCCAGCGAAATGCGGCGCTGGCTTGGGTTGGATCACGCACTGGAAAGTTTGCTACTATAGACCTTTCCTCTGCTAGTGATACAATCAGTCATGAGCTTATTCGTCATCTTTTTCCAGCTTCTTTTTCGAGCTGGTTAACTTTGACGCGTTCGCCCGTAACTACGTTACCAAACGGCGACGTCATTCCGTTACATATGGTGAGTTCAATGGGTAATGGTTTTACCTTCTCATTGGAAACTCTACTCTTCACGGCAGTCGTTATTGCCTGTTACAGGGCTCTTGGTATTGAACCCTGTAAACACCGCGAAAACCGCGGCGGGATTCGCAGAGCCAACTTTGGGGTCTTCGGTGATGATTTGGTTGTAGATGTTCGATCCTACAACCTCATCATTGATGTGCTCCGGCGGTTGGGTTTCTCTGCGAACCGTGAGAAGAGTTTTTCAGACGGCTTCTTTCGTGAGTCCTGTGGAAGTGATTATTGGTTTGGGGATTATATTACCCCAGTTTATGCCAAATCATTTGATTCTCCGCAGGACAGGTGCTCGCTTATCAACAGACTTAACATCTGGTCGGCGACGCACGAGATCCCTCTCTGTCGGACAATCGCTATCCTCTGGGGAAGGGGTTTACCCCTTATACCCCCTCGGGATAACGAAGACTCCGGCGTCTGGGTCCCTCGTTGCTTAGCTGACGTTACGCGGAAGGATAAACATTTACAAAATCTCCTTTACAGGGGATTTGTTAGTGCGATGCCTTCCCTCCGTATCTCAGATGTGACAGTCAGGCCTTCTGGTGAGTTCCATCGGGGTTTGTATTCGAACCCTAGTGGTTTTCTCATCTCAGCCTTAGCGGGACACCTTCGCGACGGGATGCTTCGTAATCGTCTTTCTGGGCGGTTGCGAACTCCTTACAAAATGCGCTGGCGCTCTGTTCCTTGTTGGGACTGGGCGCCGCGTCAGCATGCAATAACCATGCGTGCTGGTTGGCGGAGATGGATAGTCTTCGTCGAGCTAAACCTAGACAGTTTAGCTCGCCGCCTTCGCTAGAATACTAGCGTTTAGTAGGGCCCCCT